ATTTGTTTAAAAGCGAAAATATGACTTAAAGTGATAGCTTTGTGAGGATTAGGGATATCATGAAAAAGAGATAAATCAAATGTATCTAATTCATCTCTATCGATATCAATAAATTCGAAATCAGTAATATTATATTTATTTAATTCCTTTATTATGTGTTCTTTTCTTTCTTTTAATTTTTTATAATGAATTATAAAAATTTTCATTTATATCTATAATTAAAACTATTGTTTATATATTTAGGATATTATAATTTCTCTTAAATATCCAAAAGTTTCTATATTTTCAGTTGTTATAATAAAATAACCAACTGGTGATAAAGAACAATTATTAATATTATTACAATCTATATGCGTAGAATCATAATTAGGCATATAAAATTTTAAGTTATTTTTATTTTTAATATATGGATATATTCTTTCAATTGTAAAACTATCTCCATCATTTGTAAATCTACTATCATATGGAATACGAAAATCATCAATAAACATAATAAAATTTTGTGTAATATAATCAATTTCATCATTTAAAGGACAGTAATCATACCAGTGAGCATCAATCCAAAATATAACATTCTTATCAAAAATTGTATTATCATATATTTTATTTAATTGATATAAACTAATAGGAGAACCTATTAATTCTGTTTTTAAATTATCAAGTATTCCAATATTATTTTGTGCTAAATTAAAAAATTTTCATTATTTTCACATGAATAACATTTAATATTTGAAAAATTTTTAGCAACAAAATATGATATATAACCTAAATATAACCCGGTTTCTATAAAATATTCTGTTTTTTCTAAACAATTTAACATTATTTTCATCATAAATAAATCATTATGAAATGGTGTTTTATAACTATTATTTGATTTATCAAAAATAATTTAAAAAAATAAATGTTAAATAATTACAATTCTTTATATTCAAATAAATCATTATATTTATCTTTAAGGATTTTTATTATATAAGGTCTTTCATATATAATAACTTTATTTTTATTATCTGCTAATAATAGTGCTAATTCTAATTTTTGAGAATTTTCTAAAATATCTGATGTATCTTTATAAGTTATATATTTAAATTCAATTGGATTATTTGAATTTTTTAAATTTTCAAATTGAAATAATAAATGAGACAAATTATTTAAATCATTTATATTACATATATTAAAATTATAATTATTCTGTTTACCATATTCATATAATGCCTTATTATCTCTTGGTAAACATGGACCACCATATCCAAATCCATAATTAAAATATTTATTACCAATTCTATTATCACTTCCTATGGCATTTAAAACAATATCTGGATTACAATTTTTATTAACTAAATAATCACCTATCATATTAGCATATGTAATTTTAGTTGTAATAAAACAATTAATAGATAATTTTGTTATTTCTGCTTCTAATAAATTCATTTTTTTATATTTATTTTTATCATTATTTATTAATATTTTATTATAAATATCAACTATTTTATTATAATTATCATCATTATCATCATTATCATCATCTAAACCAATAAGAATAATATCAGGATTAATAATATTATTGATAATACTACCTTGAGCTATAAAAGAAGGATTATAACATAATGAGAAATTATTAGATTTTAGTTTTTCTTTAATAGTATTACAATATTCAGGAATAACAGTTGAATTAATAATAATAATTTTATTTTCTTTATTATTATATTTCAAAGTTTCATTAATAAAATTATTAATATATTTATGATTATATAATCCATTATCTAATGAAGGAGTCTGTATATATGTAAATATTATATTACAATTATTAAAAATATCATTTAAATTATAAGTTAAAATAATTTTTGATTTAAAATTATTAATTAACTCATTTAAACCTGGTTCATTATAATTATAAGTATTATTTTTAATATTATCTAAAATATTTATATTAATATCATAAATATAAACATTATATCCAGCTTTTGCTAAAATAATAGCATAACAAATTCCTAATTTACCAACACCAATAATTCCCAAATTGTTATTCATTATATATTAAACAATATGAAAGTCCTTAAATATTTATAAAAATTTATGATTTTTCAAAAAATTAAAAATAGAAAAATCATTAATTTCATGAAAATTTTCAAATAAATTTTTTATTTTATATGAAATACTATTAGTATCTTTTATTGAAGTCATATATTTAAAATTATATGGATTATATGAATTTTCCATATAATTTTTTAATTTATTTATTTCATTATAATTAATAAAATAAATTTTAGTATTATGATTATCAATTGGTAATAATGTAATAAATGAAGTAGATGATTTATAATGTGATAAAAAGAATGAAAATGGAAAAATATAATATAATTTTAAATTATTATTTTTTATAAACAATCTTGCTTTTTTTTTATTGTAAAAATATTTATAATCTTTAGATATATCATTAAAATATAAATTAATAATATTTAAAATTATATGCATATAATTTACATTTAAATTTATTTCTATAGGATTGATATGATTATTTTTTAAATAAGGAGGATTATTATAAAAATTTTTATAACTCCACCAAATAATATTATTTTTAATTATAGTAGTACCAAAATTATCACTATTATTATAAATAGTATTATGAAATGGACAGATTAAACAATTTTTATTATTAGTTAATTTACTATTTTTAAGATTATTACCAATATGTTTACAAGAATTTATTATAGTAATAGGATTATTTTCATTAGGAAACCATGTAATAAAAGGCAATGTTCCTAATTTAAATTCATATAGATTATTATTATTATTATAAATACCAACTGGGAAAAAATATCTGAAAGTTTGAGGTATAATATATGTATTAGTACATTGAATAAATAATAAAAATAGATATGAATGATAATTAATCATTAATAATAAATATAATAATTATTTTTAAATAGAAATAAGAATGACTATTTTAAATCATGGATATAAGGGTCAAGTAATGGATGTATATAATAGAAAGGATAAAAAGGATACAGATACATTATATTATGAATTATTATCAAGTAAATCAAAAAAATTAAAATTAATAACAATAGATGGTGGAAAATATATTAGAATAAATAAAAGAAAAGATGTGATAGCATATGAAAATATATTAGAAATATTAAGAAATATGGATGGTATATTAGTTAAAAAATTTATATATATATCATATATATTTGGAACAAAAAAACATAATTTTAATAATGAATTAGATGGATATAAAAGTTTAATAAAAATTTTTAAAGATAAAATAGAAGAACATACTACAATAAAAGAAGGATTTACATATAAAGGTAGAAAAATATATGGAATGATATTTAATAATGATTATTATATATTTTTAGAAAAATGTTTTAAAAATTTAGAAGAAATTAAGTTTACACAATCATTATTAGATAAATGTACAAAAGAAATAATGGAAACTTTAAATATATTAAATGGAAATAATTATATACATAATGATTTAAAACCTAATAATATAATTTTATGTAAGAATAGATTTAAAATAATAGATTGGGAATCATCAAATGAGGTAAGAAAACAATCAAAAACATTTATTGATACAAAAAATGGAAATATTGTATTTAACCATCCTTTAAAATTTTATAATAAAGGAATTCCTTATTTTTTATATCAATATATGTATGATATAGATTTTGTACATTATAAATTTTTAGTAAATAAAAAAGCACCAAAAGAATTAAAAGAAAAAATAGATAGTTCAATGGATGAATTATATGAAAAAAGTAATAAATTAAGTTATAAAAATAGTAAACTATCAATTACAAATTATAGAACTATAGATGAGATAGAAGAAAATAAATATTATTATCTTAAATTGTATGATTATTATGCCTTTGCTGTAACAATATATTATTTAGCAGAAGTAAATAAACTTAATTATAATAAAAAAATAATAAATCCTATATTTAAAAAGTTTTTAATAAAAATGATTTAAGAATAATTTATATTAATTAGTTAGGAAATAAATCCTATAAGATGACCACTAATTATCAATTTCAAGAAAAACTACGAAAACAACGTGAAAATCCTGAAACATCACGTGCTGGTCTAAAATGGGAAACAGAAGAAGATAATGTTCTAATTGATAAAATTAAAGAAGAGGTATCATTTTCAGAAATTGCTAGACAACTTCAACGTACAGAAGGTAGTATTAAAACACGACTTATTGTAAAAGCATTGTCACTAGTAGATGACGATCATTCAATTACACTAGAAGAAGCAGCCTCACGATTTAAAATTACAACACAAGATATTCAAGTATATCAAGCAAATAAAAAGAAACGTCAATTTCAACGAATGGTAAATCATCCAGTAAATCTTCAAATGGTATATTCACTACTACTGGAAATTAATTCTAAACTACAATAATTATATTGTTTTTTTTTATTTTTATAAATATATAAAAACTGATTTATATATTAATTTATTAAATAAATGGAAGAATTAAGAAATATAGAATTAAATACATATAAATTATTTTCATTAAAAGATTATATAACATATGCTAAAATGTTAAAAAATTATGATGGCGATACAGCAAATATTATATTTATGTTTGAAGGAATACCTATGCATGTAAAAGCCAGACTATATGGATATGATTGTAGTGAAATGAAACCGTCATTAAATGATCCAAATAGAGATGAAAAAAAGAAAAAAGCATTAGAAGCAAAGAAACGACTATGGTATTTATGTACAAAAGAAGAAGAAGAAAAAAGTCATAAAACATTAATTAAAATTAAATGCGGCAATTATGATAAATATGGTAGATTATTAATTACAGTATTTAATGAAGACTATGAAATAGATCCTGTTAAAACAAATGACGAATTATTTAAAGATTCTATAAATAATCAAATGATTAATGAAGGTCATGGATATACTTATTATGGAGGAACTAAACAAGATTTTTAATTATTTTATAAAATAAATAACAGTAGCAAATATTATTAATAAAATACTAATAATAATTAAAGAAGCAATAATAGCAAAATAAATAATGAAAAACCAATATAAAAATGATTCTTTATTACCATAAGCACAATTACAATTTTTTCTAATTTCTCTTAAATATAAGAAAAGTTTAATAAACATTATTAAGGTTACTAAACTAATAATAATTTTTATTATAAACATAGGTGGATAGGATACAAACATATCCCAACATTCAAAATTACTTACACTAAATAAAATAATAATAACTATATAATAAAATATCATAAATACAAACCATTCTTTTACATAATCTTTATATGGTATTTTAGAACAATCACAATTTGCTAATTTTTCAATCTTTGATAAACTGGTAATAATAATTATGAATAAAATAATACCTAAAGTTAATGATATAAATAAGGGAATATTTCCTGTTTCACATTTAACAGATAACTTTGATGATTTTGTAGATAATGTTCGCATTTAAACTTTCTAATATTTGTTATTATTTTTATTTTTTTACTTTAATATTAATAGATTATGCGAACTAAAATATATAAAGAATATAAGGATATAAAAGATACAGATAAATTACTTAAACAACAGGTATTTTTATCAACATATATAGATAATGAGTATGATAATATTGATAGAATGTTATTATTTCACGGAATAGGATCAGGAAAAACGTGTAGTTCAATAACAATAGCTGAGACTATAATGAAAAAACGACCTCAAATGGAAGTATTAGTTATATTACCGGCAAGATTAAAAACTAATTTTATAGATGAATTAATATCAGAAACATGTGGATTTAATAAATATATATCAGTAAATGAATATGCTAAATATATTGATGAAAAAACTACAAAAAAAGAAAAAGAACAAATACGTAAAATATTTTTAAAAAGAATTGAAATAAAATATAATATAATATCTTATGAAAGTTTAAGAAATCAATTATTAAAAACAACAAATTTAGAAGAAACTATAAGAAAAATAACAAATAATAAAATAATAATAATTGATGAAGTACATAATTTAATATCATCAGGAATTGATAAAGATAAACTTTTAGAAATAATTGATAATAATAAAATAAAATCAAAAACAAAACAAATAAATAGTGTAATATTGAGATTATTAACATATTATACAAAAGATCAGAAATCTACAAAAATGTTTTTATTAACTGCTACACCTGTATTTGATAATTATGGTCAATTTATACAATTAATGTTAAATTTACGTCCAGATTTATTAAACGAAAATATTCATAAATCAGCAACAGATATTAAAAAATATATAAATTATCTTAAAGGAAAAATAAGTTTTTTTAAAATAAAAGATAAAAGTGCTTATCCTAAAGTAATAACTAATAATGTACATATTACAATGAGTGATACTCAACGTGAATTAATAGAAGATGTTAAATATAAAAATTCTAAAGATAGTTTATCAGATAATGATGATGAAAAAGGTAATATGTTTTGTGTAGGAGAAAGACAACTTGCTATATCAACATATGATATTAGTAAAGCAAAAAAAATATATGAAAATTTGAGTGAATATGCTCCAAAAATAAAAGCAATAATAGACTTTATTAATCAATATCCAGGTAAACATTTAGTTTATAGTAATTTTATAAAATATTGTCTTGAATTAATTACATATATATTAGAAAAACAGGGATGGAGTAATTATACAAAGAATGGTATAAATCCTTATAAAACATTTGTATTATGGGATGCTTCTTTAAATGATGAATCTAAACAAAATGTTAAATCAATATTAAATTCACCTGATAATATTGATGGTAAAAATATAAGAGTTATATTAGGTTCTCCTTCAATAAAAGAAGGTGTATCATTTAAACATGTTCAATTTTTACATCAGGTAGATCCTGTATGGAATACATCAGCAAAAGAACAAATAGAAGGAAGATGTATTAGATATAAATCTCATGAAGATATTCCATTAGAACATCCTTTTTTAAGACGATCAGTAAATATATATAATTATATTTTAATTAGTCAGGAGAATGATATAGATGAAAATGGAGTAAAAGATACGTGTGAATATAAAATATATTATAAAATAATGCCTAAAAAAGAGGCAATAATAAATATATTAAATAAATTATTATCAAAAGTTTCTTTAGATTATTATTTATGGACAGCAACAGAGGAATCACCAAAAAGTCATTCTAAATCATCTATAATATCAGTATCAGAGGAACAAATGGAATTATCAAATTTGTTAAAAAAGAAGAAGAAAAATTATATAGATGAAAAATGTCCACCTGGAAAAATATTAAATCCTTCAACTGGAAAATGTGTAAAAATAGATGGTAAAATTGGTAAAAAACTATTATCTGGTAAAAATGATGATAAACAAGATAAACAAAAGCCAATTTATACAAAAGAAATATGTTTAGAATGGAAAAATAATAAATTACGAAATCCTATAACAAAACGTAAAATAGAAGCTAATAAAAGTGTCTATAATACTTTTAAAAAGAATTGTAGTGATGTAGTAACACCTAAATTTCAATAGTTTTTTTATTTTTATGTAATATTATAAGATATGACATTTTTTGATGTTATAATAAATAATGATTATGATAATTCATATTTATTAAATAAAACATCTTTTAATATAACAAATATAAATGATATTAAACGAATTGATTTAAAAGATTTAATGTCATCATTAAATAATTTTGAAATATTAGGAAGTACAGCAAATGCTATAGCAACATTAATAGAATATGATATAAATAATTTTAGATGTTCTAGAATGTTTTTATATTATATAGAACGATTAGATACAGATACATATAATATTAATAATTCAATAAAAAAAATATTAGAATATGGATATTGTTCTTATGAAGATTATGAATATGATGTTAATAAAATAAATATGATTCCACCTGATGAAATATTTGAAAAAGCAAAAGAAAATAAATATAAATTTGATATAATTAAAATAAAAAAAGATTTACAAAGTTTATTATTATCATTAATAAACAATGAACCATTTATGGTTAGTATAAAAGTATATGAAAGTTTTGAAATATTATTAAAAAATAATCAAACAAAGATTAAGATACCAAAATCAAAAGAAAAATTAATAGGAGGTATAACAATAGTAGTATGTGGTTTTGATATCAATTCACATATATTTATAATTAGATATTTAAATATGTATTTAGAACTTCCTTTTTTTTATTTATTAAAAGATGATTATTCTAGTGATTGTTTTATATTTATATTAAGATCATTTTATAAAACATTAATAAAAATAGATAATAATATAGATAGTTCATCATCTATAATAAATAATAAAAAAATAACAGATTTACGTAATAATTTTCCAGAAGTATATGATCAGGGTAAAATAGGAAGCTGTACAGCAAATGCTTTATGTTCAATATTTGAATATGACAGTAAATATAATTTTAGAGGATCTAGATTATTTTTATATTATAATGAAAGATTATTAATAAATGAAACAGATAAGGATGAAGGTGCTTATCTTATTGACGGAATTACTTCATTACAAACTCATGGAATATGTGATGAAAAATACTGGGAATATATAATAGAAAATATATATACAAAACCAACAAATGAAGCATATATAAATGCTAAAAATAATTTTATAATAGAAGCATTTACAATTTCAAATAATATAGAAACAATAAAAGAATGGTTAGATAAAAATGAACCAATAGCAACAGGTATACCAATATATAGTAATTTTATATCTTCAAAAACTGGAATAATAGAAAATCCTAATAAATCTGATAAATTATTAGGAGGACATGCTGTAATTATATGTGGATATAATGATTTTGATGAAAGATTTATAATGAGAAATTCATGGGGAACTCATTGGGGTGATAATGGATATTTTTATTTATCATATTCATATATATTAAATATAAATAATATAGAATTATGGATAATAAGTAAATCTAAATTTTATTCTCAATAATTTTTAATCTATTATTTAATTCTTTAATACCTTCTACTAATAATCCTACCATATTACCATAAGAAATATTATAATAATTATTAGAAGTTTCATTATTAATATTAATAACTTCAGGAAGTATATTCATAACTTCTTGAGCAATTAATCCTGTTTCAGTTTTACCAGTATCTGTTCTTTTATATATATATCCATTTATTTTTTCAATTTTGTTAATTGAATCAGATATTTTTATAATATTTTCTTTAAGACGAATATCTGATACATTACCAACAGTACCTTTTACAAATATATCTTTTTCTACATTAATATTACATGAGAAATAAGCATTATCTCCAACATTTAAAATAAAACCATTTTTAGATATAGCATTACTACCAATATTAATACTAATATTTTCATTAGGATAATCAGATGCTATACATTTAAAAAATGGTGTATTATTAATAGTTGAAAAATTAATATTACCATAAACATTTAACATACAATCAGATGTATAAATATTATCTTTAAAATAATTATCCCAATTATTAGGATTTAAATTTTGTTGCATAAGAAATCTATAAGGATAACCTAATGATATTTTATTAGTATAATTATTAGGAATTTCTTGAGGTTTAAGATCAAAAATGATATTATTATAACTACCAAAAGAGAATTGATTATTTAATTTATCATTAAAATTTGTATGTTTAAAAATAATTCTATTATTAACATTATCAATTAAAGAAAAATTATCAGAATTAAGATAATTTTTATTATTACTGTTAATATTAATAGAATAAGAAGAATTTAAATTAGACATGATTATAAAAGGATAATTATTACTATTATAGCCATTAATAGAGATAGATGGATTATTATTACTGTTAAAAGAATTAACAGATAAACCAGTAATATTATTAATAATATTAATATTTAAATTGGCGGAATTTGAAGAAATATTAACATTACTACCTATAATAACTTTAATATTAGGATTAAAAAGATTTGAATTAATAATTAAATTACAACCATATATAGAATCATAATAAAAATTACTTCCAATAATATTACTAGAATATATAAATGTTGAAAATAAATTACTATTAATACAATTATCAATAGTTGCTGAATTAACTAAAAGATTAGAAGTAATATTAGAATTAATAAATGCTTTATTAATATTAGATAAATTACATAAACTAAAATTTATATTATTTTTACCATCAACAGCTGAAATATTGGCACATTCTAAATTATTAAGTCTAGATTTTTTATTAACATATAAATAATAATTATCAGAATTATCTTTATCACCTAATGATAATTTTCCATCAGATGTTAAAGATACACTAAAATTATTATTAGATGTAGCATAAATTAAATCAGAAGGTTTAATATAAACATAAGTAAGATAATCTACAAATGATTTTAACTGATATAATCCTTTTTCTATATATAATCTTTGAATAATAAAAATACTAAAACTATTAATATCATTAGGATTAAATGAATAAACTCTTTTTTTTATTTCTTTTAAATATAAAATAGAAGGATTATTGATAACATTAGAAAGTATTGTATTAGGTTTTAATAAATAAGAAGTAATAATAATTTCTTTATAATTAACATAACTACTTTCAATAATTGGAGAAATGGATGTATCTATAGCGATAAAATTAGGATATTTAATAGTATAATTAATAACATAATCAACATCATTAAAATTAATACCAATAATAGAAGGATAACTATAAATATTATAAGGAACAATAGAACTAATATTATATGTATTTATATAATCATTATTAATAAAATTAATAACAGATATTTCATAGATAGGTGGATTATCAGCAGTAGCATCATAAATAGTAATATTAGAAGTTATAGTAGGAATAAAATTATCATAATTAGTTTCAATAGTACCTATAATAACATCTTCATTATTATAAATAGGTTTATATTCATTAGTAGCAATAAAAGTAAGATCAATGATATTAGAAGTTCTGTAATTTGAATTTCTATCATAATTTAGATTAATGTTAATAACAGGATTATTTAAAATATTTCTATTATCATCACGAACATCTATAGATATTTGATTTTTAATATAATCAGTACCAATACCAATATAACCTTTATTATTTATAATAAATTTATCATTATATTTATTAATATTTGAACAAATCTGAATAAAAGAATTACTGTCATAATTATTTAATTTAATATCGATAGGTGCGGTGGCATAATTAGAACCAATACCAATATAACCATTTTTATTAATAGAAAAAATTTTATTACTGGAATTATCATTAATATTTTTATTATAAATATCAATAATATTACAATCAATACTATATTTATTAATAATTAATGATGGATTTGGATAAATAGTATCATTATCAATAATTATTGAATTTTTTACAGTATAAGTAGAAACTAATAAATTTTTAAAAGTGGCATAATCGATAATAATAGGAGAATTAGGATTAAATGCGTTAATATTACTAACAATAAGAGATTTAGAGTCATTAATAATAAGATTATCATCAAATTTAATAATAGAAGAATTGATAGTTAATTTATTAGAATTATTAAAATTAACTTTGAGATCATTATTAGTAACTTTAAAATTAATATTATTGTTATTATTAACAATATTAAAACTATTATTAATATTAGAAAGATTAATATTAAGATTAGAATTAATATTAGTAATATCTTTAAAAGTGTTAATATTGGATTTTATAACAATATCATTAATAAAAAAACTTTGTTTATCATTAGCTTTAAATATATTAGAATTATTATAATTAAAGCTAATAAAAGAATTAGAAATACCGATTTCGCCTATATTTTTATAATTAATAACAGCATCATTATAAGAATTACCATCAACATTAATATTAATAATATTAGAATTATTATATGAATTAAATTTTAGTCTATTATCATTAATATTTTCATTTGTTAGATTGCCAATAACAATTGACATATATCTATTTTAAAATATTATATCTTTTATTTTTTAAATATAAAAACTATTTAAGGATAAGTTATATTATAATAAATAGAAAATGTATAAGTATTATTGATTATAATATTTGATTTATTTTTATTAATTAAAGCGGAGGGTTGCCCGAGTGGTCTAAGGGGGAAGACTTAAGATCTTCTATGCGTAAGCATGCGTGGGTTCGAACCCCACACCCTCTACATTTTTGTAGTAATACTCCGCTGTAATTATTTTATTTATTAATAATAATAATGGAAGAAATAGATAAAGAAATAAAGACATTATTATTAACACCAACAACAATAGAAATAACATATGAAAATGATATAGAAGAAATAGTAAATAAAAATGCTGAAGGATATAAAAAACTATATGATGCTTGGTTATTAGAACAACCGATGTTTATATCAGATATATATAAAACACAGATGAGAGATTTAAATTTTGCGGCAAGAAATAATCAGACATCATTAAATAATTTAAATATATTTTTGAGTGAAGATAATTATACAGAAGCATTAAAATTTATTACATATATGAGAAAAAGGGATTTAACATATGAAAAACAAAAATGGACAGTATTAAATCCATAATTTATTTTTTTTATTCATAAAAATAAATTAAAATGAATGAATTATTGATAGATATGAATTTAGATGACTTTAATAATAATTATAAAAATAAAATATTAATAAAAAAAAATACATTAGGATATGATGATATTATAAATTATATAATAAATTCTTATAAAAATAATCCATTTGATATAAATATAGATATAATTACAAATATACCAAATATAGATTTAAAAACAAATGATATAGTATGGGATAATTTAATAAATATAGAAAATTTTATATTTAAAGAATTATTTAATTATTTTAATTTATTATCTTTAGATATAATTAAAAGTTTTATTTTTATATATTATAATGATGTATTTGATTGTTTAAAAGATTATATAAATAATAATTATTATATAGATATAAAAAAATATAGTAAAAGGGAATTTTATTTAAATTTAATAATATTTACAATATATTTTAATACTAATATATATAATGATGTATATAATAAAATTAAAATATATATATTAAATAATACTTTAATAATTATATAAAAACAATTAATGAAATTATATATAAATGATAGTAGGTGGTATTTTAGTAACAATAGCATTAATTACATATATATTTTATAGACCTAAATTACCAAATAAAGGTAGTTTAAGTTATTATAGATATAATTGGAAAAAAATATCATTATTATAATAAATAATTAATAATAGTAGTAGCTTTTGTTTTACCTATTTTATCTATTTTAGTTAATAATTCTATTTTATCAGAAGACTCATTTAAAGCATTTATTAAAGAAACTAAAGAAGGATATTTATTATAAATATTTTTTGCGATTTCTTTAGAAATAGAAGGGATTTGTGATAATTGTAATAAATAACATGTTTTTTTATCTATATTTTTATTTTTTTCTGTTTTGATTTTACAATTATCAATATAATCATTGGTATTATCATTATTAATAAAATTTTCAGGTTTATCTATAATTTTAGTAGATAATAAAAGTAATAAAGTAACTGTATCATCTAAATTATTTGTAAATAATATATTAATTTTATCTCTATATAATGTATGTAAATATGAACTAGTTAATATTTTTTGATTATTTTTATTTTTAATAGAAGTTATATTATCACCTTCTATTATATAATTTATAGAATTAGCATTTATTGTTTTTAATCTAATTTTTTGTTCTTTATATCTACCATCTTTAATAGATGCCAATAAATCATTAGTAGTTTTTCTTTCATAAATATATAAATATGAAATATCATTATAAAAAAAAGATATATGAATATCACCTATATCTAATTGTTCTTTAATTATTTCAATTTTATCATTATATATATCTAAATCTCTGTCTTTAATAATAGAAAATAAAGAAGTTTCTCTATTATCAATTATAATTTTAATCATTTTTTTAATAATATTATAATGAGTTTAATCTTTATTTTAATTTTTTACTAATAGCAATATCTTCATATTCTTTTGAATAATCCCAATAATTGTAATATGATAAATTATTTAAAGGATAAATGTCATATTTTGCTACCCATGCTCTATTTTTAGTAATAACATCTTCTACTAACCATTGATCATTAATAGCAGTAATATATCTAAGTTTAGCATATTGAGGAATATTATCTTCATAAAAATTGTATTTCATCATAAAAAACATATCTGTTATAGAAGTCATTTAAATTTAATTATGAAATATAAAAACAATAATCATTTTTTATTTAATATAATTATATAATAATAGAAATATGTATAAAGAAATAAAACCAAATAATTGGATTTTACCAAATCGTATAGGATATAGTGAAAAAATATTTAAAACGTTTAAACCTGAAAATTATTTTTTAAATTTGAAAAATAAACTTAAATGTAAATGTGATGATGATAAATGTGAAATAGATGATAATAAATTAAATTTATATCCACAACAACTTCTAATAAAAGATTATATGTATTTTAATAGTCCTTATAGAGGTATATTATTATATCATGAATTAGGTGCTGGTAAATCTGGAGCATCTATAGCAGCAGCAGAAGGTTATATAAATAAAAAAAAAATATTTGTCTTAAGTCCAGCATCATTAGCTGTTAATTATGAAAATGAAATAAAAAAATTAAGTTCAATTGGATTAAATTTAAAGAAAGATTGGAATTTAGTAAGTGTAAATAAAACAAATGATGAAGTACAAAAAATATTATTAAATAAATATGCTATTGATATATCTATAATAAAAAAGGATGGTTTAATATGGATTCCCATGTATGAAAATGATATTCCTAATGCTAAAATATTAAAAACAAAAGTAGATGACAGTGATAAATCTTTAATTGATTCAATTATAAGTCATATAATTAAAAATAGATATACTTTTATATCATATAATGGTTTAACTGCTAAAAAAATAAAAGAATTAGGTCAATCACCGTTTGATAATTCATTTGTAATAATAGATGAAGTACATAATTATGCCAGTAGAATAGTGAATGGAAGTAAATTAGCACAAGACATTTATACTAAATTAATGAATGCTACAGATTGTAAAATAATATTATTATCAGGTACACCTATAATTAATAATCCATATGAAATAGCAACAATAATAAATTTGATAAGAGGATATATGAATGTATATGAATTATTATTAGTTAAAACATCAAATATTATAGATGAAGTAGATTTAAATAAAAAATTAAAAACTTCTAATTTATTAAATATAGTAGATGAAATTACAATAGATAATGAAAATAATAAAATATTAATAAGTTTATTACCAAATGGTTATAAAAGAGAATCTGAAAATAGTTTAACTATAATAAAGAGTGATTGGACATATAATAATAAAAAGGCAATAGATAATATAATAAAAAGTTTAAATAGTATACCAAATATAAAAATAGGTTCAAAATATAATACAATATATTATAGTGCTCTTCCAAATAAAAAAGAAGAATTTGATAAGATATTTTTAGATAAAAGTGATGAAGATAATCCTAAAATAACAAATAAAGATTTATTTATGAGACGAATATTAGGAAGTTTAAGTTATTATAGTATAAGTGGAAGTGAATTATTTCCAAATAGAAATCCAGATATAATAAGAAATTTAAAGATAACTGATACTCAGATAAAGAAATATATCGAAGTTAGAGATATTGAAAGAAAAATGGAAAGTGGAAAAAAATCAGGTGTTCTTGATAATAAAACTTCAGTTTATCGTGCTTTTAGTAGAATGGTTTGTAATTTTAGTTTTCCAGAAAATATAGAAAGACATTATCCTATGGATATTAAATATTTAGTTAAAAAAGAATTAGATGATGCTATAGAAGAAAAATTAAGTGATACAAAAGATAAAGCTCCTAAAATAACAGATAGATATGAAAAAGAACTAAAAGATGCGATTACTAAATTAATAAAAGGAGATTATTTATCATATGATAATGTTAAAAAAACATTAAGTCCTAAATTTGCTAGTATGTATGATGATATTAATGATTCGCCTGGATCAGTATTAGTATATTCTCAGTTTAGATCAGTTGAAGGATTAGGCTTATTTAGTGAATTTTTAATAAAAAATGGTTTTAAACAAATTGATTTAAAGAAAAATAGTGGTAAATATGAATTAGTAGATACCGAAATATTTGATGAGAAATATGATAATAAACGATTTGTAATATTTGATTCCGATAGAGATAAAACTAGAATATTGATGAGTTTATTTAATAATGAATTAAAAGATGTACCATTGGAAATTTCACAGTATATTTCAAATGAAAAAGATGAATTATATAAAAAAGGTAAATTAGTTAAATTATTTTGTATTACAGCAAGTGGTGCTGAAGGAATATCATTAAAAAATGTAAGAAGAGTTCTTATAATGGAACCATACTGGAATAATATTAGAATAGATCAAGTAATAGGAAGAGCTATTCGATCATGTTCACATCAATTATTACCACCAGAAGATAGAAATGTAACTGTATATAAATATATAATGGAATTTACAGAAGAACAAATACAAAAAAATTATTCAATAAATACAGTAGATAAAGGTATAACAACAGATGAACATATTGCTATGATGGCAAATAAGAAAATGGATTTAATAAATCAGTTTTTAAAATTTTTAAAAGCAAGTTCATTTGATTGTATTATAAATTCTGTTCAAAATAAACCATTAGAAAATGGATATAAATGTTATAATTGGGCAATAGGTGTAAATAATGATGATTTATCATATACACCAAATATAAAAGATGATTATAAAATAATGAAACATAAAAAATATCAAATATTAAAAAAAAATAAAGGAAAAGTTATTTTAGATAAAGATAATGAAAAATATGTAATAGTAGATGGTAAAACATATAACTATTATAGTTATAAAGAGGCGGGTATATTAATACCAGAACAAATATAAAAGTAAATTAATATAAATAAATAAGTTTTATAATAAAAGAAATGACTTCAAATAAATGTATTTATAGATATATAAGTACAGGAAGATCATGTTGTTTTAGAACAAAAGACAAATACTGTAATCTTCATAGTAATAATAGAAATAATATATATGAAATTATAAATGAGGCAACGGATAATAATTATAAATTACAAACAGATGATATTTATAAAATTTATAAATATATATATGATAATGAAAAAATATTTGTTAAAGAATTAATATTTAAAACATTTTTAAAAATAATATATAATAAACATATAAATACATTAATAAGATTATATCCATATTTAATAATTAAAAATAATAAAGAAATAATATATGATAAAATATATCAATTAAATAAAAATACATATGATATATCAAAAAAACTAAATGAAAATAAAATAATAAAAATTCAGGATTTATTTAGATATCAAATAATAAAAGATCATATTTATAATAAAAATATAGAAAATAAAATAAATAATAATGAAGATCCATTTACATTTGATAATATAGTAGATATAAATATAAAAGAACGATTTATATATAATGATGGTATAAATTATTATTGTTTTAAAGCCTTAGAATTATTATATTTTATAGAAACAAAAGAAAATAACTGGAATCCATATACAAAAAAAGAATTTGAACCTAATATAATATATAAATTAAAATTATTTATAAAATATAATAAATTAATTATTAAAACTGAAAATAATAATTGGACATCTGTAATTCAAGCATATACAGATGTTTCTCAATCATTAGAAAAAATAGGATTTTATAATAATACAGAATGGTTTCTTAAATTAACAACAAAACAAATAAAAAATATAATAAGATTATATAAAATAATATCAGTAAATGATGATATATATTTTAAAGACGAAAATATACATGAAAATAATATATTTTTTGATTTTGCTAGAGAGATAATAAAATTATTTGAAGATGGCAATTCACATTTCATTTTATGTTGTAATTTTATAAAGGCTTTAAGTATATATAGTAATGATTTTTATAATAATTTACCCGACTGGATGTCAGATATAGAAACGCCAATTAATTTAAATATAAATAATAGAGATAATATATTTAATAGATTATTAAATAATATGGAAATAATTTATTTAATAAATATAATTGATAATTAACTTATTGCTAATTTTAATTCAATATATTCTTTATTATTATTACATCTTCTAGTAACAATTTCTATTGTATTTTTTAATATATTATGTTCAAAATAAACAATAATATATTTATCATTAATTTCAATAACTATATAATTATCATATGTACCAATATACCAATTATCCATATTTAATTTTCTAGAAATTTTACATCCAAATTCTCCTAAATTATAATAATCTATATCAATTGGATTATTAATTAAAAATGAACTAACAGCATAACTATCTGTTATAAAATACACTTTTTTAATTTCATTAATAATATTATCAATATTAGACATTTATTATATTTTATTATTATAATATATATCAGTTTTTATTTATAAAAATGGTATATCAATTTAATGAAACTGATGAAAAAAAAGAAGAAAGTAATAATTATTATACATATAAAAGAAAATTAAGAATTAGTATAACAGGATTTATTTTATATTTATTATTATCTACAACTATTTCATTTAAAGTACTTAATTTAATATTAGAACAATTTGTAAATATAACAATATTAAATGAAAAAAATGAACCTTCAATTTTATCTAAATTTATTATGGCTTTTATTATAGCTATAATATTATTTATTTTTTAGCTCTACCTTTCTTTTTAGTTTCTTCTACTGTAACTTCTTCTTTTTTTTCTTGAGGAATATCTTCTACATATTCTTCATCATCACTATTTTCTAATTTAGTATCATTTAGACTATTAACAACTTCTTTTACATCATTTTCTTCTTCTTCATCATCTTCTTCTTTCTTTTCAGTATCACTATCTTCAATAAAATTAATATCATTTGTAATTGATCTTTGAAATTTACCTGTAATTAATTTCCAGGTACATCCAAATTTACCTCCAGCAAACCAAATACTATTTAATTCTACAATTAATTGAGCTTTTCCACCTTTTAGTTTTGTAACAATATCAAGTAGATCAATAGCTTCTCCATTCATATTATAACTATTGAAACTAAATTTGTCATTATCATTATCATATGGAAGTTTAAAACGAATAGTTGGTGGATATTTACCAACAACTTTACCAGTTGCTTTATCTTTATCTACTTTAATAATTGGTGAGAAAAGACGTGCTAGAATAGCTTTATTGTTGTCAAAATCATCTTTAAACCATGATTGTCTAAATTCATAAGCATCATCTACAATTTTAGTTTCAATTTCTTTAAGTTTATTTAGAAATTCATTAATTTTAATATTTTCTTCATATCCTTTAAAAGAAAGATTAATATCATATTTTTTATCTTTCTTTTCAATTTTAGCTACATCAATTTTAGCATTCTTATCTTCATAACTTCCTTCATTTACACCATATGGTAGATACATTACAGGAGTTTGAACACGAAGTTTTCCACTACCTCCAACTGAAGGATCAAGATAATTAATATATACAGTTTTTGCTCCAGATTTTAGTAATTTTGGTTCAGAATATTTAAGTGATGTAACTTTAATTGATTTTGGAAGAATGGGCGAAGACATTTTGATTCTTGATTAATATTTATATTTAATCTTTATATAAAATAAAAATCATTTTTTTATTTTTTTTTCTTTGGTTTTTTTTGATTTTATATTATAAATACTAGAATGTTTTAATATATTTATATCAGTATATGTATGATTACTATAAATAGGAGCTGCTAAAAAATGATTATCGGTCTTTGTATTTTTATTCATTATATTAATCTATTATTATTATATAATAAAAAATGATTTATAGTTATATCATTTATATAAATATTATAAATGAGTGTAAATATAAATAATAAACATGAAGTAAGAAATAAATTAATAGAATTATTTAAATCCGATTTAGATTTATCAGATATTGAATCAAGAGATCTAGAAATTGGTATATTTAATTCATCTATTGATTATGCGAATTCTATTAAAATTCCTTTATCATGGACATGTGATTTATTTTCAGATACTTATCTTAATATAGCAATTAGTGTTTATTCAAATTTAAATAAAGATTGTTATATCAAAAATGAAAAATTATTAGAAAGATTAAAAAATAAAGAATTTCCTCCTCATAAATTACCTTATATGAGTTGTGAAGAAATGTTTCCAGAAATATGGAAAGATATTTTAGAAAAATTAGAAAGAAAAATTAAAGGAGCTTATGAAATTAAACAAGTTTCTATGACAGATGCTATTAAATGTGGTAAATGTAAAAATAATAAAGTTACTTATTATGAATTACAAACTAGAAGTGGTGATGAAGCAATTACGCAATATTTTAATTGTATTTGCTGTGGTCATAAATGGAAATGTTAAGAATTTTTCTTTAATTTACTTACTAATAATTTAATTATATAATCCTTATCATCTTTCATTGTTTTACTACCAGATTCTTTAATTGTTTTACTAGGTTCTTTAATAGTTTTCATAGATTTACTACCAGATTCTTTAATAGATTTCATAGATTTACTGGCAGATTCTTGAATAGATTTCATAGATTTACTGGCAGATTCTTGAATAGTTTTCATAGATTTATAACTGGTAATCTTTTTTCCTTTTTTTACATAAATAAGAATTTTATCATCATTATTAAAAGAAAAACAACTAATATTAGATTGAGGTAAATTACATGTTTTATTATTAAAACATTTTTCTTTTAACATTTCACTTTTCTTTTGATTCCAATTATATTTAATAATTGAACAATTTGATAATATATTAAAATTAAAATAATTATATACATATTTTTCATTATTACATTTAAATCCAATAGTAGCAGTTGGATTATTTAATATACATAATTCTAATTCATAACTATCATCATTTAAACTAATAACATCATCATAATTATCTATACCAATAAAGTTATAATCATAATATATAGAATTATATTTAATTGCTTTATTTGGATTTTTTTTATAAAACTCATGATATTTATTTATTAATATTTTAGATTTAGAATGTAATTTAGAATGATATAAAATAATAACGTCAGGTGTATCTGTTAATTTATCTTTAAGATTTTCATCATCAGTTTTAATTATATAATTATTAGTAAATGAATCAAATAATAAAGTAATGTTTGTAATATTTAATAAATTATATACATATGAAATATGTTCAGGAGTCCATTGAGATGTTTTATATGATTTAATATTTAAAGATAATAAAAGATCTATAGGAGTAGTTTTAGAATATATTTTTTTAGTATCAATAGATTCAATTAATTTTAATATAAAACTTTTAAATAAATTTGAATTAGATAAATATTTAGATTTTTCAGATATTATTTTTTTAAAATATTCACTAAATATTAAAGAAATGATTATAGAATTTAAATATGCTTGATTAAAATGAGGTATTACAGTAAAATTACAATCCATCTTAATTCTATCTATTTTAAGATATATAAATAATAATTATAGTAATAAAATAATGGAAGGCCTTAATAATTTAGGTTCAACGTGTGCTATTAATAGTTTAATTCAAATATTTGTAAGAAATGATAAATTAAGAAATTTAATTTTAGATAGTAATACACCAGAAGGATCATTTACAAATGAATTAAAAGAAATAATAGATTTATTATATAATAAAAAACATTCATTGAGTCCTGATAAATTTATTAATTGTTTATATTCTAAATTTAATGGTATATTTAATAGATATGAACAAATAGATATTAATGAATTATGGTTTTATATTTATAAAATAATAAATGAAGAAACATTTTATGAAAATAAAAATAAAATAAATAAAAATGAAATTAAAAATTTAATAGATGATTATGAATATAATTTAAATATTTATAATGATAATAAAAAAAGTAATATAATGAATTTAGTTCAAGGTTCATATATTAATATAATACAATGTTCAAATTGTAATAATAAAACTCATTTATTTGAACCTTTTATAACATTATCATTAGATATTGAAGATAATTCTACTATAATAGAATTAATAGTAAATTTTATGAAAAATGAATATAGAGAAAAAGATGATTGGTATTGTGAAAATTGTAAACAAAAAACAGCATATATTAAAACTACTAGAATATGGAAAATTCCAGAAGTTTTATTTATATCATTAAATAGATTCAAAGATATAAATAAAAAAAATAATAGTGAAGTTATTATAAATGAATATATAAATTTTAATGAAGGAACAATTCTTAATCAAACAAATGATATTAAATTTAAATTAGATTCAGTTGGATTACATTATGGTAATATTGATGGAGGACATTATACAGCATTATGTAATATGAAAAATGGATTATATCATTTATTTAATGATAATAATGTAAATGTTATAAAAGAAAAAGACTTATTTAATAATTTTAGAAGTTGTAATGCGTATTTAGTTATTTATAATAGTATAAACAACACATAATGATTCAGATGATATAAAATTAAATTCATTATTAACTCCATAATTAAATGTAGTTATATTATTCCAATTAAATTTTAATAAATTATTATTATTTATATCATATATATATTTTTCATTATTATAATGAAATAATATAATATAATTATCATTTAAATTAGATTTAATAATACAACTATCTAATTTATAATGAATATCATTAATTATAATAGTTTCAGTAAATAATTTAATATCAGTTATATAAGTATTTAGATTAAATTTAGTTTCATAATTAATAAGAAGTTTTTTTAAAGCAACATTAAAATTAGTATTATTTTCTTTTTGAATAATAATTATTTCTGGTTTATTTTTTAATTTATTAGTTATAATATCTTCTATATCATTTATACTATCATATATAATATAATTATTTTTTTTATAATTATATTTAATATAATTATTAGTTTCACAATAAAATTTATTATCAATTGATAATAAATTAAAAGTTTTTAAATTTGTATATGTATAAAAATCATAAATAAATAATAATGGAATTTTATAATTATTATTTAATATAACATATTCTCTAAAATTATGATAATTAGATAATGATAAAAATTTTAATAATAATATTTCAGGAGTTACTATTTTAAAAAAATCTATTGTATCTTTTGTATTATAATAATATTTAGTTAAAATAGTTTTTATTATATATAATAAACTATTTTTATCTGATATATATTTATTTAATATGAGTTGTTTAAATGATGTACTATAAAATGTCATTAAAAATCCTATAAATATATTAATATCAGTATTATTATTATTAGATAATGTATTTAAATTATTTTTACTATCCATTATTATAATCAAATTTTTTATTAATTATACTAAATGATGCTAAACCTTCATTTAATAATTCTCTATGAAAATCTTTAATAGTTCCTTTATTTTTTTTTAAAAAATCATCACGTAATTTTATAATATGTAATTTCCCAGTTAAATAACATAAAGCTTGTCCAGGCATACATATATATCTATCTATTTCATTAATATTATCTGTTTTCTTTTTAGGCATATATTTATCCATATAATCATAAGCTTGTTTATATGTCCAACCATAATAATTAATACCAGTATCTACGACTAATCTAAGTTTTCTTAATAAAGCAAATGAATTATTATTTTCATCATAATTTTCACAGTATATTTCCATATAATGAGCAAAACCTTCAACTAATGCTATATTAGAATAATTATACATTTTATATTTAGGAATATTCATATGTTTCATATATTCATAATGAAAAAAATGCATACATTCATGCATAATAAATGAATATATTTCACTTTTATCAACTTCATAATAATAAGATAAATTTACAAATATTTTATTTTCAATATCATTATAATAACCTAAAGGCGCAGTAGATTCTAAAGTATTAGGTACAGGAACTATTACAAATTTTTTTTTAGGTTTATAATCAAAATATTTATCTATGATAACATCATATATATGTTTAGAATATTTTATACAATCTTTCATTAATTCATCTTTTGATTTATATGTTTCTTTAACTTTAATAGGTTTAGTAATTAGTTTTTTACCTTGTTCATGTAATTCTTCGGGTGTAATATTTAATCCACCTAAATAATCTTTAATTATTTTGATATAACATTCTTTACCATTATTAATATAACATAATCCTATTTCATTTCTACAATATGGATAATATTTTTTTTTTATAAAATTATATAAAAATTTATATTCAGATATATCTTTAATTTGAACTAAAAATTTTTTAATAATAATTTTAGGAAAAGTAATTTTATATGAAATACCTTCTTTAGCTCTATCAATTGAACTATTTATAATTTTTAAAAAATCTTCTTCTCTAGATTTTTTATAATATTTATTTTTAGGATATACTTCATTATTATCATATATAAAATTATTTATAAAATTAACATAAGATGAAAATATAAGTAAATATAATTTATTATTAATATAAAATTCTTCATTATTTAATTCTTCTTTTAATTGAATATGTGTTGTATATTTATATTTAAAATTAATTTCTTTTATTTTTTCTAAATATTCATTACTCATAAAATTTTCAATATGGGATAAAGATTCTTTATCTTTTATACCATATACATATCTACTAATAGGAGAAATTTTAAATATATCATCCATATATTTTTCATAATCGTTTTTAGCTTTTACCATTAATCTAATTAGAATAATTATAATTATTTAAAAGTAGAATGAAAATTATATTACCTATAATAGTTTTTTTAATAATTATAATTTTTATTATTATAATTTTAAATAGCAATATTTATTTTTCAGAAAATTTTGAAGGTAGTAGTTATAATCAAAATACTATTGAAGATCTAATTTCAATTTCATATATACCTTTTAATCCATATTTAACTGAAAATATTAGTGAATATCAAGTTATTGAAATATATAAAGAAGTTTTAAAAAGATCACCTACAAATATTGAAATTAAAGATAAAATGTTTTATACTAAAGAAGAATTAACTGAAGAATTATATAATTCATATGAATACGAAAGAATGATAAAAATTCAAGATAATTTAGCAATAAGTGGTATAGAAAAATCAATTGCTCAAAGAAATTTATTAAAAAAAATAACTAAAATATATAAAGATTATTATATAAAAGAACCAGATGTTAAAATATTAATACCTTTAAAAGATTGTTATATTCATTTAAGAAGTAATATATTTTTATTTATTGCTTTTATTCAATCTAAAAATTTTTCAACATTTGAAAATGAAGTATTATCAACAACAATATTAACAAAAAAATTATTATTAGAAATATTTGATAAATATTATAATTTACTTGAATTAAAATTAATGGCTGAAGATAAAATAAGAAGTACCAAAGGAAATTTACAATTATCAAATGTTAAAACAGATATTAATTATGAAAAATTAAAAGATGAATTAACTAAAATTGTTGCTGATCCTATTATAAATAATAATCTTAATAAAAATATATTAGATGTTGCTCTATCTAATACAACAAATACTACTAATTTTATAGATCAGTTAAAATCTTTCAGAAAATCAGATCCTCTTATAACACCTATAGCAGATATTCCTTACACAACAACATCACAACAAACTAATGTTAATACCAGTAATAATTTAAATTTAGATGAAATAAAAAAATATTTTTCATCTCAAGTTAAAATAACAGAACCATTTACTAATAATAATTCTACAATTGGTAATATATTTAATAATAGTACAGTAGGATATATATATAAATAAGGTTATTTTATTTTATAATTATTAAATAATGGATAATGATATTAAATTTTATTTAGATGTAACTAATATAAAAACAATATATGATTATCTTATTGATAAAAATATTTTTACAATAGAAGATTTAGAAGATTATTTATATTTAACAGAACTAAAAGAACTATTAATAAAATATTATTATTATGGATATGATAATATGATTGATTTTATTCAAAAAGAATTAGAAAATCCTAGTTCTAATTCTGATATAAAAATGAGAATAATTAAAACTATAAGTTATATGTATATAGATATATGTGATAATCAAATTAATTATAAAATTAATAAAACATTTCATTTAAATTATAATATTTGTAGTAAAAATATTATATCAAAATATTATACAAATTGTTTAAAAGATTTATATTTATTTTATATATTAAAGCAAAAAAAAGAGAAAAAATATTTAAAAATAGTTTCTGTATAAAAATGATAATTATTTTTATTTAAATATAATTTATTATTATGGATATATTTGATCAATATTCAATAAAAACAATAGATGATATACATCTAGTTCATAGTTTTAAAACTACTTTTATGTTAAAAGTATGGTCTATTAT